TTGCTGAGATGGTTAATTTTCTGGTGGATCTATCTAAGGACACAGTATATTCTTGCCCACCAACATCATTCATAGCAGATGCTACCTTTCCAGCATAATCAGTTAGCGTGTATGCTCCAATATCAATTTCAGCGCTTAATTCATCTACACCATTTTCAGAGAAGTTAATAAAGTTATTATCTTCTGTTACTGTGTGACCGTAAATAAATGCGCTATAAGTAGTTAGTGCCATATTAAACCTTTAAATGACCCCATGTTCTTTCTTGTTTTATTTCGCTTAGTGTGGATGGATGCACCCCAAGCTTCCTGCTAATGTGGCAAGTTCTAATATTATGCTTAAAATAAAACTTTATTTTGTAAACAAGTTCTTCTGTTAATTTTGCCCTGCAGTTATTTGATCCCTGTGGATACTGGTAAGTTTTATACTTGTGACTTGCATTTTTAGATCTAGATACCCATTCAAGGTTTAAACGGTGTGGATTTTTTCTATCCTTATCTATGTGATTGACTTCAAAATGATCTTTGTATCCATCAACAAAAAGAATTGCCACCAATCTATGAACTAAAAACCTTTTTGGTTTTAAGCTTTTTTTATCTGGATACATATCTACGTATGGGTATCCACTGTTTAAATATCTCCACTTTAGGTTTTTACCAGAAATGCGTGAGTAAACATTGCCGTGTTCATCTATGCTATATCTTGAATATCCATCTATATTTTTTTTCATATTACCCTATGAGAATCTGGCATCTACCAAAGTTACGCCTTGCTTACCAAAGCTTTCGTTAAGTGTTTCAGTTATAAATGTTCCAAGCTCTTCTTGTTGAACCAGTGATCCTTCAACAATTACTTGGACATTTGTAGATGGTGTGGCTCTCTCAACTTCATCTGGGCTAGTTAGCGTGTCATCTTCCTGGGCTAATCCAACTGCTCCACCTGTAGTCTCCCCACCACCTGCTGTCGGCACACCTCCACCACCTGAAGCATTTTTAATAATTGTACCAATTGCAATAAGACCAGCACCAGCAGCAATAGCAGCAGCACCACCTAGACTTTTAAGTGATTCAATACCGATACCTGAAAGAATTAGTGTTTCACCTAATTTGATAGCCATATCACCAATTATTTGAAGGAATAACTTGCCAAAGTTTTGGAAAGCATCTTCACCTTTGCCAATTGATGTAATTATTGTCTGGATACCTTGTGACATTCCTTTAGCAAGTGTATTTTTAACAATCTGACCCATAGCCTTTGATGTAGCATCAACTGTTGCTTCCATTCTGTTGAATGTACCACTAACAGCCTCTTCATTTTTCATTAAACTTGCGTCTAAAACTTCAGATGATGCCTGTAATTGCGTTGCCAACTCTTCATTAAAAGCTACAGCCTTATCAGCTAGTGGTGTGTCAAATATTCCAGACAAACTTGCGCTTGCGCTGTTGGATAAATCTTCAAAAACTTCTTTTGATGACTCTGAAAATGTAACCAGACCCTGTGTCAGCTCATTATCAACGCCAAATTTCTGAAGAAACTCTGCAATTTTACCACCAGCAAATCCATATGCAGCAACAAGACCAGCTAGAGCTAACTCCACCCCTTCAAATGCAAACTTTGCAGCATTTAAAAACATCTCAGTTGGCATAATCAGAAAGTTAATTACGCCTTTATTGAACTCCACGAATTGCCTTTGAATATCGTCTATATTAATAGACTGAGTAGCCTTTCCAAAGTCTTGAACTACTTTTGTAAATGCTTGTGTAGCTTTAATTAATAACGGGCTAAATAACTTGCCAAGATTTGCTCTTAGGTTGAATATATTATCACCTAGCGTGCTCAATACACCATCTAGTGTCTTTGATTGTTTCTGTGTTGCCTGGAAGAATATTCCACCTTGAGAAGTTAGACTTCCAAGAGCTCTTTCAAACTCTTCAAATGGAACTTTACCCTTTGAGATAGCATCTCTTATTTCTTTTAATGAAATCCCTGTTTGATCTGCAAGTTTTCCATATAAATTAATACCTCTGTCGGCAAATTTATCAAGTTCAACCAGAGTAAGCTTTTGAGTTGAAACTAATCTTCCAAAGGGAATGGTTAATTCATCAATTCTAGACCCTGTGCCAGCAGCAAGATCACCAATTTGTCTTAACGTTGGAATAATATCTTCACTGGCAACACCAAATGATAATAGTTGTCTGGTGGCTAGTGATAACCCCTCTAATTGGAAAGGGGTTGTTGCAGCAAACGATTGAAGATCCCTTAATTGATCTTCTGCTGCCTTAGCACTTCCAAGGATGGTTCTAAATTGCGTTTCAATTACTTCTAGATTCTTTCCTGCATTAACAATGTTTCCAAACTCGCTAGCAATACCTCGTAAAGCATCTCTAAATAAATCAGCACCAATGTTACCAAATAGGGATGCACCAAACGACTTGGCAAAAGATGTACCTGCTGTTTCACCAGCTTTTTTAGCACCTTTTTCAACTTTGCTAAAAGCAGTGCTTACATTGCCAGTTTCTAAATCTAATTGAATAGTTAATGCGTTATCTGCCATCCATTGCCTTTAATACATCTTCAATTGATCCACCAAAAATTCCGCTAAGATCACTTGTTTTAACAGCTCTCTTTTCCATTTCCTTTGGCGGTGTAGCAGCTTTTACAATTTCCTTATGTAGCTTCTGCTGTGTATTTTTCTTCGCATGCGGATAGACGTGTAATTGTAATAATCTCTTTCTATCCCTAGCTTTTGCATAATTCATGTTTTTAAGCATAAATTCAAAATCAATGTAACTCATGCTCTCAACTTCACTCCATTTTTGACTGTAATAATTGCAAAATTCAGCCATGGTAATCGTGAAGTCTTCTATTACTTTTTTGAGCTTGTAAGCTCCTTAAGAATTGTTTCTAAATGACCCAATTCTAACTGATCGCAAACTTCCTGATTTAATCCTAAACTTACAAGAAACTTACTAATCATAGAGATTTTATCTTCAGCTTTGTCATATTCATTGCTGTAATCTCTTAACTCTTTAACGGTTGGGAATTTTAAAAGTTGGTCTTCACCATTAAATTTAAAACTCAGTTTTCTACTGTTAAGCTCTAGCATTATTTTCTCCCGAAATTTATAAGGGGTCCGTAGACCCCAAATGATAACTTACTAGACTAAAGAGTGATCACCCCTAGCAAAGAGATTGATCGACTCCGGTTTTGTATCGTCTTTAAGTGCAGTAAAGCTGAATTCACCACCTTGAACTTCTGATCCAGAATAATTGATAGAATTTAAGTTACCAACACATTTCCAAATACAGATATCAGCGCTTCTGTCATCGTTTCCAAGTCTAATTGGATGACCAACTAGTTGACCTGCAAAATCAAAAGCAGAATTATAAAGTTTTGAAGTACCATAACCAGTTAGGTTATCAGCCCCAACAGTTTCAGTGTCACCGTAACCTTCACCAACTAGATTTTCCCAATTAGCAGTAGTCATTTCAGCCAAAGTAATATCTAAAGAAACAGCAGCACCTTTCATAACCTGGTCAAGAATGATATCACCAGTTTGGTCACTCAAGATATCTTCTAAAGATTGCTCGGAAGCTAGTGATCCACCACCTTGAGCAATTGCACCAATAGATCCACCAAAGCCAGCTTTGTTTACTGTCAACGTAATTGATCCGGCTCCAGAATAAGATTCATCAGTGATATCACCTAGAAAATTGTTTTCAGTTTCAGCAGCTCCACCTGTTACTTCCACTTTTACTTCAGCCACAGCCTCAACAGCAGCTTTATAAGCAGCAGCAATTGTAGCAGCATCATCATCTTGAGAGTAACTAACAGGTAAAAGTGTTTGATCAGCAGCAGGGGAAGGTGCAGATGCTACACCATCATCTAACCATACTAGATATTTTACTTCTGCATAATTTTCATCAAATGTGTTTAAGTCGAAATATAAACCACCTTGATCACCTGAGGTGTCATCTTGAAAAGTAGTAGTTCTACATTCACGACCGCCAAAATACCAGTCCATTGCTTCCAGGACCTGCTCAGTTCTTTGTACGCTTGTGCATCCCATTATTCATTCCTTTGAAAAGTTAATATTTTATTCACTATATCTATAAGCTATCGTTACGTTAAATTGTAGGGTGAAACGATACGTTTTGTCATCATCATCAATTGGCTCTGGAGTAATTGAAGTACATTCAACATTCTTGATAAAACCAGTCTGGTCATAATTGCTCTTTTCTTGAGCTAAAGCGTGTATATGAATAGCTTTACAGTACGCCTTATCGTAATCAGTGGGCTCATCAACGCCTAATTTCTTGTAAATAATGGCTGTAACAGGTACTAGTGACTGAATGGTTCCATCTACAATCGACGGTTCCATAGCGCCAAAATAGAACTTATATGTCCTGTTTAGTGCCGATAAACCAATCTTTTCTTCATCACCTACACGGTCATCATATCTTAAATCAGAGTCAACCGACTTAATTACGCCTTTAAAATAAGATCTAATCTCATCAATCATCTACGCACCAATGTTGTTGATCTAATATTATATGGAGTGATATCTGTGGTACCATCACCATCAGCATCTAGCCTTAGAGAAGATCTATTTCTAGCCTGTCTCATTTCATTTTCATATTCTTGGCGCTTTTCCTGGAAAACATCATCTGAAGCAATCTGAATAGATTCAAAAATAATTAGTAACGTCTGGAATAAGGACCATCTTCTGAATTCTTCTTTATCTGCAATGTCTTCTTTGGTATATCTGCTTCTATCTTCTTTCCAGATACGTTGCTCATCTAAATACGCCAATATCTTCTTTTGAGCTGCCCTGTGCGCATAAATAAACGAGTTTTTGCCAACAGGTAAATAACGCAAAATATCAGGCTCATAAGGGTATAAATCATTATCACTTGAAAATAAGGCATCTTCTTCTTCTGTTAAAACTGTTATCTCATATGTTTTGGTTCTGTTGTCTGGTGCATCTGTTGTTACTCTTACTTCTGGATTGACTGTACCATCAGCCTCATAAGCCCAATCCAAATACCATTTTTCAGGCTCATCTTGAACAAATACACTAATAAACGAATCAGATACACTTGGTTTAATCTCAACATCTGTAATGGTTCCACTGTCACTTGTGGCAAAGCTTAATGATGCGTCAAGTCTTAACTTATCATCAACCTGCATAGTTGTTTCTAGTGTTAATTTAGGAAATATCATTTCTTTTCTCCATAAACATCCTTGTCCTTCATTCGCCAAAATAAATGACCGAACGTAAACCCCATTAAAAATGTAAAAGATGGATACTCATGGGACCATCTAATTATAGTAGCACTTACTGATTCTTCCTTTCCTTGCTCCATAATAATCCAGAAGTCATAAACACCGATAACAACCAGTGTAAGGATAATAAAATATGGAGTTATCTTTTTCATTCGTCCTCACTTAAGAAGTAAAATGTAGCCGTAGCCCACTCACCAGAAAACTCTACGTCGCCATCAATGCTAATTCTTAATTCAGCGCCAACACTGGACGCTAATGGCTTTGTAGCAATGTAATTAAAAGGGAAGACTATAATATTATTTTGCAATCCTGAGATCTTTGGAATATAGCCCTGACCAAGATTTGCAGCATTGATAATATCTTTAATATTTTTATACTTAATAGTTTTATATGGAACCTTGTTTGGTAAGTCAGCAGGATTATAAACCCATATTTCAAAGTTGATGGCTGCACTCATTACAACATCTTCAGAAAATTGCAATTCTGCGTGCTCTAGCGCTAAAACCTTTCCGCTATCAGGAGTAACAGTAAATAATGAGCTCCCAGCCTTCCAAAAGTCTGCTGTTACTGGTCCAGTAGGTGTGCTATCAAATGTCACACTACCATCAGCATAGTTAATGCTAAATCCACTAGTAACTTCAACTCCATTATCATAAACCTTTGGTTCTTTTTGATCGCTCAGTGAGTCTTCACCATAAAGCTTGCCGTGAGTAAGGTCAATCCAATGCGTGTGAGATGAATTCTTGTAGGTAGTGCCTGAATCAAGGCTTAATGCAACACCTGTGTGCTCTGTTGACTGTTGGTACCATGTTGTTTTGTCACATAGATCATGAGTTACCAGCGTCCCATCTGAAAGACCAGATGGTTTAACACTTGCACCAATTACTCTTCCTTTTGAATCTCTTTCGGGAATAACAAATCCACTCAATTAAAACTCCCTGTTAAAGCCATTTACAATTGCTCTAATATCAGAAATACCGCTAATTAAGTTGTCATTTACAACAATATCAACGTAATCATCAATGCTAAACTCGTTTTGCGGGCGCAATTCAATTGCTGGGGAAAAGTTTCTTACAACATAAAGTTTGTCGACACCCTTTTGGATATATAATCCAAAGTTATCTGGATCTTCCGCATGGAAAGCCTGAAGATCATCGGTAGTCTTAAGAAATTCTCCGGTTATCATAATATCATTTGACTTAAAATTAATTTGGATTCCATTTGGAAGAGTGGACTTTGATGCAAACTGTCCAAACTTAATACCGTTGCCAGTTACATCAAATGCTATAGAGCTTATATATTTAACTTCCTGAGCATCTGCAGGTATTGTAAATTTAACGGGCGTCACAGATCCATCAACGCTTAAGTCAAACGTGTTTATAAACCTAGATGTTAAGTTTCCAGAAACCTCTATTACGCTTGCCTGAGTTCCTAGCTGACCATTTCTAGGGTCAACTGGATCTCGTGTAAGACCAGTTCCCTTGTTCTGTCGCACAATCTCTTGCTGTGCTCTCGTAACAATAGTTGTGCCAGTTGAGGTAACTTGAAAATCATCTACATTTGGTCTTTCATATTGCCCACCAGGCTTTTTAGCTGTGATGTAAACACAACCATTACCCTGAATTCTTTGCGCTCGCCACAGTTGATTAAAGGTAACATCAGCATTAAGATAATTTGCAATATTAAGTGCCAATTGCTCTTCGTCGCCAGCATCATCAGCAATTAATGTATAAGTAATATCAATAGCTGGATACTTGGATGGATTACTTCCTGCTGCAATTTGAACCCTTACTGTGTCGCCAATATTTCCAGCGCCATTATCATCAAGTTCTGTCCCAATGTAAAACCAACAATCACATATCGGGTCAAATCCTTTTAGCGACTCAATGGATTGTACACCACCTGTAATAACACGAGGCTCACCGTCGATAAGCTCGATTTTTGCCTTAAGCCCAGTGTTTTCATCCACCAGGCTTATGTATTGTGTTGATTCCTCTTGAGTCAAGTCACCCATTTTTTATTAAACCTCTACACCATTAATGGTTGAGTAAAGTGACTGTGCTTGGTTATCAAGGTTTGTTTTGGCAACCCTAATAATCACGCCAGCCGCTACTGCTTCTGGTTTCGTAATATAAAACTTAACATTTGGGTTTGCTGTTGAGTTAAATTGAACACCAATCGTATTGAATGTTCCAGCAGCGGGAGCTGTTTCAATCTGCAGTTCAAACTTTGCCTTACCACTTGCACTTGCCTCAACATTCAAGCTTCTAAATTGCTTAGCAACAGTTACCGTGTAATCATGATTTCCTACCGCATCCTTTGCAATATCTACGGCTTCATCGAAGTCTACAATCTCATCACCTGGATCTTCTGTTTGATATACAGGAAGTGGATTGTCTTCATCAAACCTGTTCCCAGAGCTATCAGAAATAGCCACATCCATTGCTACCTTGTCATCATTTCCAGCTACAGCGGTAACCCTTTTGTTCATGGTTGTTTCATCTGGAGCAGCCGACCTGTCAGATGTGATTAAGCCCTGAGAAGATGGACGCTTGTTATTTGTAGCATCGTAATCACCGTTAGATTGTACGTGCCCCTCTTGTGAAAGAAGTGGTTGCAAGTCATTTCCATCAGAATCTTCAGAGTGAATTCTAACGTGAGCCTTCTTTTCGGAAACTTCAACTTGCTTATCTGCTCCACCTGGATCAGAGTAATCTACAATTTTTACGTGTACTCTTTCGTCCGTTCCATCGGCTTCTGAGCGAATTGGTAATTGGGAATCATAATCAGCCATGACTTACTCCTATTTATTAAGTTCTTTGATTTCTTCTTTTAATTCGTCAATGCTATCTTTTTGAATAGTAATATCTTCTTCAATTCTCTTAATGTCTTCATGTAGCTTAAGGATTTTAAATTCCTTTTCAGCCAAAGCACATTCCTGTTTCATTAATTGAAGTTTCTTTTCGTGAAGCTTAAGCATCTTGAATTACCCCTATAAAATTAGCATTAAAATCTGCAACACTGTTTCTTGTATTATCTACCGTGACTTTTATATTGTCACCTGCATTAAGTATTAAGTTAAAAGCATCAAAATCCACATTATATTCAGTAAAATAACTTCTTTTTTTGGACTTGATGGTATCGTTTATTTTAACAGAGTAGACCGCTTTGTTTTCTCCACTAGCCTCTACTGTTTTTAACTTTAATTCTTTGCCAACTGGCACTGTGTAATCAATTATGTCTACACTTGCTAATCCTGCAACAGAGTTGATTTCAGCGTACTCAACTAGGTAAAGACCAGATTCTTCTTCAATCTCAACCTTGATTGTCTCACCAGGTCTCTGGCAAATATGGACACGTTTTGCAATCTTCCCTTCACAATCTGTATAGGAAAAATACTCACGGTCATGTCTAGATGGACCCCTGTTAAGATCATCAGGATATTTAGCCATTTATATTATCCCTTTTCAGGTGAAAGCTTTTTAACTACTTCTGGCGTTTGGTGTAGCGGCTCATTGTACCATGCATACCAACTACCATTATGACTAACAATGTTATAGGCAACATAAGACATATTTAACCTAACATTGTTAATCATAATTAATTGGCGAAGCCGTTTTTCAGACTTCGCCCTTATAAAATTTGGAATTGTGTTTTCCAAACTCACTTATTAATCGTTATCTTCGTTAAGCTTAACAATTAATGGAGATTTACCAGCAGCAGCAGATCCAACTTCTTCTTGAAGAATATCAAGACCGTAAAGCTGATCTACAGCAACTCTCTTAGAAAGAGCACCGTATTCGTTAGCGTTTTGCTCACTCATTTGAACACCTTCCTGGAAAGCAATCCCGTAACCTTCACGGTCAAACATTACTGCTTGAGTTGCACCCATAGTAGATACGTTAGTAACAACAACATCTACACCGTAAACTCTACCAATAACACCACTTGGGATATTAGAGCTTCCATAAGCATCGGCTCTTACGAATTCTGCAATTCCTAGCATTGCCTCTTCATTATCTGGACCAATAACTAAAGTCATTCTATCAATCTCAGAATTCTCTTTAAGAAGCTTCTTTCTCATAGAAAGGATATCTTCTTTGGTAATTAAAGCAGATCCACCGGTTGCATTTTCAAAAGAAAAAGCCCCACCGATAAGACCAGAAGCGATATCTTCATCAACAGCTCTAGCGTGAGCAGTAGAAGCACGCTTAGCAGCTTCCATTCTATACTCAATAGTTGATTGATAGTTATCTCTATGATCTTCTAACCATGCAACAATTCTGTTTTTGTCTAGATCAATTACGTCTTTAGCGTCAGTTAATGCGGTAGCATCATGAGCAGCACCAAAAGATCTAAGAGCAGCAGTGAAAGAACTTAATCTTGGAACAGCTACAGATTGAGCACCCTTTCCAGCAAATCCAGAAAAGTCAGAGATAAATGGTAATAGTTTTGCCTGAGCCTTAAGCTCTCTTTGAACTAAACTGGTAATAATATCCTGTTTAGTATTCGGTAATGTTTGAATAGCATCAGCCATGTTTCATTCCTTTGAAAGTGTTTATATTATTTATCTAAAGTTTTTGCATACGCCAGGGCTTCCTCCCATGACATTTTATCAATATTAACTTTTGATTCTACTCTTTGGGTCTTAGTTGGTACACCGTCAACAACCTTAACCTTTTTGCCAAATAATCCAATGTGCTCATATTGTTTCATGCCATCTTCCACCAGCATTTTAATATCATCAACACTTGGATTAAAGCCATCATCTAGAGAGACAACATTGTACTTGTTTTTGTCGATCAGTTTAACGAATGTTTGAGGGTCTTTGCAGTTGTGCTTTAACGCCTCGTTCATAATGGCAGATTCAATATTGCTTCTAGCGTAATTGTAATCTTTCTGTTTAAGTTGAGCTTCTAAGGTTCGGCTTTTCTCTTTTAGTTCATCAATTACTTTTGAGAAGTTACCTTGCTTTTGCTCTTCAGTAAGTTCGTATTCTTTCAGTTTAGCCTCGAGCTCACGGGCTCTCTCAGCTTCTGCTTTCATACGCTCTTTAAACTTAAACATATCCTTCTTATAATCTACTGAAGGATCATTAATCTGACTTGACTCGTCTAAAGCACTGCTTTCTTGAGTTTGGACACTGTCCACTTTTGTCTCTTCCATAAAATATTACTCCTATTTAATATTATGAGTCAACACGGTTGACTATTTATTAAACTTAACATAGTTCGCCTCAACCTTAGTTTGAATGAACTTGATAACTTTTGTCAAAGTTTTGTCATCTATTTTTAAGTAGTCATAGCCCCACTTGTTAATGATTCCATCAGATATTTCACTGTACTTTGATCTGCTGCCAATTTTACCTGAAACACCGTTATACTTCTTATGCAGCTTGTTTGATTGCTCAAAGATATAATTAAATTGACCACCAGTTGACTTAGATTTGACATTATTTTGAAGATCATTAAGCAATTCACCAGTAAAAGTGATGTTTATTTTATTTCTTGCATATGTTGGATGCGTTGCATTAAGTCCATCGTATCTTTCACGCCACTTTTTAGTTGTCTTTGCTGGTGGTCCAAAGTTTTTAGCTCTAATATTATCAACAACTATCTTTCCTACACCTTTTCGCACCACTGGATCACGTAATGAGCGTGTAATAAACTTTCTAATGTTTGATTTGACTCTTTTAAGTCCTTTTACTTTTACATTAGCCATTATTCCTGCTCCAATCCTAGACCACGTAAGGCTTCTCTTAAGTCTGCCAGAGTAAACGTTTGAGATTCTTCACGTACAGGCTGTTTAACTTCATTTGCAATAACCCTTGCTTCTTTTGTGGTTATCCCAAACCAAGGTCTTTTGGGTAAAGTATCACCTGTATGATGATTGTAACCCTTTTTAGTGTCTAAATTATCAGTTATCTCAATCTTTACTTTATTTTTACCAGCGTCTTTTGATTCAATACTATCCAGCATGTCACCTTTTAAGAATAAATCTACCGCATCTCTAGTTACACCTTTAAGGTCAGCGTATTCTTGTGTGTACCTCTTAAATGATCCACCATGAATAGTTCTACCATCTAGTGTGCGCTCATTAATTCTTTCAACTGCTAATTCAGCAAATAGCCTTTTCTCTGCTGGCGTAGCATCTCTGCCAAGATATCTTTTTAGATCTATTTCTTGGCTCATCTCGTCCACTGAGATAGTTTTCTTCCCTGCTAATTTAGCCATTATTCGTCATCATCCTCGTCATCACCTTGATCCAGGTCCATATCTTCATTCTGTGAAGGTGGAACAAACATTGGACCCATCGGCATATTATTCATTTCTTCTTCATCAATTTCAGCAACAACTTCTTTTGCTTTATCCAATTCGATACCTCTGAGATCCGCAATCGCTTCTGATCTACTCATAAGACCTCTATCTAGTTTCTTTTCAATATTAGCTACTTTCTCTGTTTCTGTTTGAACTAATTCAGGCTTATGATAATCAACAATAACTTCTGAATCTTCACTCAACCCTGGAATTTGATACTTTCTATCCAGCTGATCACTTCCGTTAAGAACTCTTAACCATGCTTTAATGATTTCATAGATATCGTCTTCAGCACATCTGAAAGCCTGGTAGTCATCACTGTGAGCCTCAACTCGATCTAGCATTGCGATAAATCTATCTAATCCAGAGTTAAACTTTTCACCTTGACCATTAGAGTTAATTGTTTCGTTGCCCAACCCTTCAGTTGTTACAAAGTAGTTAAGAAATCTATCATTAGCCTCACTAATCTCACCAATATTTGAACTAGGAGATGCAAAGCTAAAATCAACGTCCATTTCCTTTCCATTATCTGTTGGAAGCTTAAGTAGCATTGCTGCGCCAATTACTTGATGCTCTGGCTGTAATTCACTAGGAGCTTTTAGTACACCTACCGCGTAGCCATTAAGCTTAATAACGTTTGATTCATCTGATAATCTTGTATTGAACTGAATGGTAAAATCAGTCAATCCATTAGCAGCCCTTACAAAGAACTCAAAATCCTTTTCTTTAGCCACCTCAAAGAAAGGCATAATGCCCTCTTCCGCTAAAGGTGATTCGATATCAATTGAGCTATCAGCTTCACCAGTTTCTGGATCAATTACTTCACCCAATCCATTCATCATGAAGTTATATTCAGGAGTCCATACAATGTATTTTTCTACATACTTTTGGAATTGATACTTTTCAGCTACATCTAAATCATTATCTTGAGTAGCGGTTGACCTAACAGATCTTCCACTTACACCTGTTGCAACATCTTTTTCCTTCATATCTGAATCAATTTGCGTGTACATTGT